GCACGTCCATCGAAGAAAACGTTGGCGACTACTTCACCCAAAACACGCCACTCCTCGACACGTATTCGGGTGCAGCGGCTGCGTATTCATTGCGAAAGCTTTCGAGTACATACACAGGTGACGCGGTAGAGGTTTACAACGGGAGCAGCTACGCGGATATAGGGTTTAACGTATTCGGTGAACTCGATACGGTTGCACTGGCTTCGCATTGCGGGAGTAATGACGGGTTCGTGTCGAAGTGGTACGACCAAGCGGGCTCAAACGACGCGACGCAAACCACGACGGCGAATATGCCCAAGATTTACGACGGGACTACGGGCGTGGAGCTAAAAAACGCGCGTCCTATAATGATTAATACAAACGGAAACGCTCATTTAGTTAGCTCGCTACAAATAAATGGAGGTACTCACGTTTTTCACGTACAAGGAATAACGACAACTTACCCACTTTGCATATCATTGGGGGGTGGGTTTGCTTATTATATGTACGGTAATGCATTAAGCACCATAGGTGCGTCAGATTGGTATGTAGACGGGCAGCTTGGCACAGACAGGGGTATAGGTAGTAGACAAAATTTGTACACTTATGCAGGCACAAATAACTTTATAGCAAGCGCAAGTATTTCGACAACCTCAACAAACCCTGTTTATTTAGGCACATCAGTATCTAATTATGGAATGTTGAATATGCAAGAAATGATAATTTACCCCTCCGACCAATCAGCCAACCGCACCAACATCGAGGACAACATTAACACCTTCTATTCTATCTACTGATGAACGGATTTATCATAGTCCTACCAACGGACACGCAAACAAGCGAGCGCAGAGCGTACCAAATTACGCGCGAACTCTACAACATCTCACGCCCTGTTTTGATACAGGCAGAAGGTGAAGCGGCTTCGACCGTGTTTGGTATTGTAGTACACCCTGACGGAGTACAGAACGCTTTGCAGGTCGATACGGACTATCTTATCAACGTACACCCAGCGGCAAACCTCGAACGTCTTGTTGCTTGCTTTCCTGAGCTGTCGAATGATGAACGCTTCTCTCTGTCGGCATTTGTCCAAACGAATCAGAAGTTCCCGTTCGGTTATATCATCCCAAGCGATACCACCGTTCGAGATCAAGAGTACATGGAAGAGAATGGTTGGTTCCCTGAAGATCCCGAAATATGAAAGCTATCAAAATCCTCTTTCTCGTTATCCTCGCAATCGTAGCGATTCCCGTTGGGATCGTGTACTCGTTTGGAGAGTCGCTCTTCTTTATTGCCTCAGATGTCCTCAGAAGCATTTGGAGAGCTATTTACGACTTCTTTCGTGACGTGTCGATAATTGTATCGGTCACAGCGTCAAAGTTCCTCAATCGGCTTCTAATGGATTCGGGGGTTCCTTTTGGGAATCATTCCGTTTCCGCAGTCCTGGGAGCGAACCAACGAGAACGAACGCTCACGGGTCTTGGTTTATGGCTGACCTTGTTGCTCGATAGCATCGAGAAGAACCACTGCCGCAAGGCATCCGAACGCGCGGGGATATGAGCAAAGTCAACGAGACACTTATCGCGTTTGCAGATGATATCCTCAAGAGTGCGAAGAGGCATCTCGGAGGGCGCAGGATCGGCAAGAATAAGAATTACGGAGTCGCTACGGGTACGCTGAAGCGGTCTCTAAATTACCGAATTCGGGTACGTGGAAACGAGATACGAGAAATCAGCTTCGGAGCCAAAGGCAAAGCGAAGAAGTACGCTCCCTTTATTCACTTCGGGGTAAACGGCACGCGCAAGAATCAAGGCTCTCCGTTTACGTTTCGTAAGCAACCTCCGTCCTCGGTTTTTGTGAAGTGGATCAAAGCCAAAGGAATCAAGCTCAGAGATGAGAAGGGTCGGTTCAAGAAGAACACGAAGAGCAATATCAACTCCGCTGCTTTCCTTATGGCTCGCTCGGTCAAACAAAAAGGAATCGTTGGTCTTCGGTTCTATGAGAAAGCATATACAGCGGTGAGTAAACGATACACGAAGAAACTCGGAGCAGCATTCGCGGAAGATATCGCGGGTAAATTCAAAGCAAACCTCGGAAACATAACCATCAAAAACTAATGGCATCAATTGACGCAGGACCGGCAGAAGGTTGGAAACCAGCCGGACAAAAACTATTGTTCACCCTTATCCCGGATGAGACGGTTGATGACGCTTATCGTTATATCGTGCGGGTAGAAGAGAACGGAACGATCATTTCGAAAATTTACTTGACTCCCAACCCAACGGACAACGCTTTTTTTGATTTGTCCGAAGTCATTGCGGGACGGCTTGAGGTGGATTCTTTGAAGTACAACACAACCTCGACGATTCATTCGTTTCATAACAAGATGTTCACCCGTTCGAATGACAACCTAAAGCGGTATCGCTTGAAGATTGGTTACTTTGACGGAAGCTCGGAATTCCTCGAGGAAGATACGTCGGGATATTACTATCTTCTTGACGGTTACGAGCAACTATCGCAAGGGTTGTTCCCGTCGTTCTCCGATTATTACGGATCAGCTTCAACAAAGAAGGTTTGGTTGACGGATCGAGAACCCGTGAACAATGTCATCGAAGTAAGTGCAGGGATTGAAGATGACGGGGTTGCAGCGTTTATCAATAGCGATGACACCGGCTCCGCAATCGTTAACCTCACCATTAAAATTTATGACACTCTCGGAAGCCTTGAGGATACCTTGACTTATACGGTAAACTCTACCAATGGGGGATTGGTTCCCACAACCACCTGGAGCGATTTAAACAACGATGCGTCTCTTCTTTATGCTTATGTCTATCCCGGTTCTTTGAGTGCTATCACAACGGCTCTGAATAATGTAGTCGAGGGTTGGGATTATTACGATGTCATACCGTCAACAGCCTCCGCGCCAACGGGAAACACCCTTCGCATTCGTAACAATTGCAGAAACACAAAGAACGAGCCTGTCCAATTGGCATGGGCGAATACTCGGGGCGGGTGGGACTATATCCGTTTCAATGGCAAGAAACAAAAGACCGTAACGCGTGAGGAGAAGACGTATCGAAAGATTGTCGGGGATTACAGCGGTTCACAATTCAGCCTCGCTCCCAGCGCCCGCGAAATTAAGCCGTACCAACTCGAAGCCAAAGAGACCTATCAACTCAATAGCGTTCTCACCATTGAGGAGGTGACGTTGCTTCAATACTGCATGAGGTCAAAGAATGTCATGGCACGAATCGACGGGACGTGGATCCCTGTAACCATCCAAACGAACTCGATGCAAATCGAAGAGGAGACAGTCTCGAAGGTGTTCATCACTTCGTTCAATGTTGAACTCGCACAAATTATCAGATGTTGAGTTCGAGAATAACGGCTTTTGTCCCGCTTGGGTGCCTGAACGGGACAGTTCTCGAACCCCTAAAAAACTCCTGAAATGCTAAGACTAACACTTGCAGGAAACGAAATTGAACTCTACGAGAACGAGCCTGTAAACCTCAGCTATCAGTTCTCCGATATTCAAAATATCAACGCTTCATCGAGTAGCTTTTCGCAGACCTTCCGCGTACCACTGACCAAGAAAAACCAAGACTACTTTGGGGCGGTGAATGAGTTCGGTCTTATTACGACTTGGGACCCGAAGGTCAAAGTCGATGCGGAACTCACTTACAACACGATCCCAGTCATGCGGGGCTTTGCCCAAGTCAAAGCGGTGTATGTTCAGAAGGGCAAATATGCAGACGTTGAAATTGCTGTATTCGGTGAGACGGCTAATCTCTCAAGGGATATCGGGGACGGGATGCTCACCGACCTGAACTTGTCTTCATACAATCACGTTTTGAACGCTACGAACATCGAGGCAAGTTGGGCGGGTAATCTATCAAGCTCCGTAATCCGTTACGGACTTCCTGACAAGGGGCAGAATTGGACTTCTTCGAATATATGGACATCGACAAACCCTCTTGAACACGGAGACTTCACGCCATACTTCCAAGCCTCGAAGTTATTTGAGGAGATAATGACAGCGGCAGGATATACCTACGAATCTACTTTCTTGGGTAGGATGAGCGATGTATATCTCGCTCTATACAACGGCAACCTCGCAATTAAGGGTAACAGAAACCCGCAAGCGCAAACCTTGCTTGTTGGATACACAACCGACCAAACAGGACTCGCAACAATTACTCCCGGGCAATTTTCGAATTTTACCGGGTTGAGTGAATCATCGCCATTCTACGACACGGGGTCAAACTTTACGGGAACTTCATATACGGCTCCCTTTCGCGCGTATTACACTTTTAGGATAAACATATACGGACGCTTGAGCCATAGCAGTCACGATATCTCTATTCGATTGGCTAAGAATTTCTCGACAGAGATATTCGCGCCCACTCAATTGACAGACACGAACGCGGCTTTTTTCGATGATATTACTCACAATTTTATCACGCCTCCAATTCTACTTGATGAAGATGATTTCGTTAACCTTCAATATCTAAACGATACGAGCAGCCATACTCTCGCGGTTGATGGGGACAATACGTTTAGTCCTGAGTCTACATGGTGGGAAGTGGTTGAAATTAGCGCACCAACATCAACGCAAACAGTCGACGTTGCCGCCAATATGCCGCAGATGAAGCAAATCGACTTCATCACAGGGCTTCAAAAGATGTTCAACCTTGTATTCATTCCTGATCGCAACAACCCAAAACACCTGGAGGTTGAGCCGTTCAATGATTACATGGCACTTGGTAGCCAAAAGGATTGGACGAACAAGATTGACCTCTCGAAAGACCTCACCATCGCACCAACGACAGACCTCCAAGCAAGGCAGTACGATTGGACGCATTCGAACGGGAAAGACCTTATCAACGACATAGTGTTTAAAAACGCTTCACGGGTATATGGAAGATACCGAGTCGATGACCCAGAGAACGACTTCGCTTCAGGAACTAAAGAAATCAAGACACCCTTTGCGCCTCATGTCGTTTCATATATCCCCGGCACGCAGTACGCAGTTCATCGGATGTTGATTGATACGGAGCAGGACGATAAGACTATCAAAGACCCGCTCCCGCGCTTGGCGTTTTGGAACGATCAAGAAGACGGAACCATCTACTATCAAAACGATGACAACGACACAACACTTTCAGACACTCAATATCCGGCTTTCTCACAGTTCTCAGACCTCGAAGCAACGATAACAGATGAAGACCTCGGATTCGGTGCGGAGCGTCCTTTCCATATCGTAAAGGCGAACCCGCTGTTTACCCTTTATTACAATTACTGGAGACCTTTCGTCAATGAGTTGTATTCCTCAGACGCTCGCAAGCTGACCGCGTTCTTTAGGCTCACCCGCTCTGAATTAGCGACCTTCGAATTCTCGGACAAGATTTACATCAAAGACACGTATTGGAGGATTCTTTCAATCTCCTATGACGCGACAAGTGAGGATTTGGTGAAAGTGGAGATGCTCAAGGTCTTGGGAGATATCCGCGACTGTTTTTATATCCCTGAAAGTATCAACAAATCGAACGGACGAATACAATTCAGCACTCCGGGAGGTGGAACAGTGGACACTGTTTCCCGCTCATGCTGTGAGCGATACGGATATTTTTACGACAACCCATACTGTTACCAACCTTTTGAACAATGAGGAATCTTGACAATCATCGTTATATAGGAGAAGCGATCCAATTACTCCAGAACAAAGGCGAGAGGGTTCATGTCCCGCTTTGGTTCAAGGCGTTGGATTGGTTCCTGGCTTCTGGTTACATCTTCGGACTTGCTTACCTTCTTTATCTATCAATTAAATGGCTACTGAAAATATCGTTCTAAAAGTCACCGCAGACACTAGCGATGTCACGAAGTCAATTGATCGAGTTGGTGAAAGCGTCGATAATACTTCGGGGGCGGTTAGTGGGTTAACGGGTCAACTTGATAAGATGACCGGGGGAGCCGTGACAGGGTTCCGAAATATGGTCGGAGGCTTGAAGGGTGGAGTCGCTGGATTGAAGTCATTCAAAGTTGCTCTTGCTGCGACTGGCATCGGTCTTCTCCTTGTCGCTATCGGATCATTGGTTTCTTTCTTCACAAGCACAAAGAAAGGAGCGGAACAACTGAAGGTGGCGACTCAAGCACTTGGAGCCGCGTTCGATGTTATCCGGGACCGTATCTCCAAAGTCGGTGGGGCGTTGGTCAAGTTCTTCACAGGTGACTTCAAAGGGGCGTTGACTGATATCAAAGGAGCGTTTACAGGAATTACCGACGAGATTATTCGAGAGACCAAAGCCGCAGGAGATTTACAAAAGGCAATGAACGCTCTCAAGGACGAAGAGCGGGACTTTATCAAACAACGCGCAGAGACGAACAAACTCATCGCAGAAGCTCGCCTTCTTGCAGAGGATGATACCCTCGCAGTTGAGGAACGTATTGAAGCACTTCAACGGGCGGTTGACCTTGAACAAGAGACGGTCGCACGTCAAATCGAATTAGCTGAAGAACGCGCAAGGATCGCACGTGAACAAGTCGAACTCGGTGAGAGTATGGAGGAAGACTTGCAAGCGGTTGCAGAAGCAGAGTCGGCAGTCATCGACTTGCAAACGGCATCCCTTCGAACACAAAAACGACTGCAAACAGAACTGAACTCGCTGAAGGTGGAGGGCATCACCAAGGCACACGAG